GCTCTAATATTTTTTCTCCTATACGAGTGTGGCAAGTTTTTTGCACAAAATCATGTGCTCAAAAAGCTAAATATATCCGAGATAGGATTAGTGGAAAAAGTAAGTATAACCAGTATAAAGCAGATTTAAAGCGATTATATAATTTATCTACAGAAGATTATGACCTTCTTGTAGAAAAACAAAATAATTGCTGTGCCATTTGTGGTACATCCGCTTTATTGTTTTCTGGACGTAAAAAGAGACTTTGTGTAGATCATTGCCATACAACAGGTAAAGTGCGGGGACTTCTTTGTGAACCCTGTAACACTCTATTAGGAATGGCAAAAGACAACCAAAGAACACTAAGTAGTGCGATTAATTATTTGAAAGACCATAATTATGAATAAAGAAGCAATTTCCAAGGCTCCAGTGAGCCGAGTTACACGAGTGCCTGTGAGCCAGCGTAACATCCTTACGGTAAAGGGTAAAGACCCAGCATACGTATACCGAGTCGTGAACGATGTAGATGATCGTGTCGCGCAGTTCCTTGAAGGCGGGTATGAACTCGTAGACAAGGCAACTCACGATGTGGGTGACAAACGTGTGTCGCAAGATACAAGTGTTGGTTCCAAGAAAGTGTTTTCTGTTGGTCAGGGTGTTAAAGGTCACCTGATGCGAATCCCTCGGGAATTGTATGAACAAGATCAAGCAGCAAAACAAGGTTTTGTAAATCAACAAGAAGCCTCCATCAAAGAAAAAGCTCTTGATGGTAATTATGGTAAAATCGAAATCTCTCGAGACTAACCTATTCTATTGCCATTAGGAATTCACAAATTTGACTATTTGGAGTATTACTAATGTCAAGTGTTTCTCGTCTTAACGGCTTTAAGCCTGTTAAAACCCTCACTGGTGCCCCCTATAACGGCCAAAGTGAGCTCGCGTTTGTTCCCGCGTCGGACTCTACGGTGATTATGGTTGGTGATGCTGTGAAGCTGCTGGGCGATGCCCGTGCTGCTACTGGCGCACCTACTGTGACCCGTGTGTCTGGTGCAACAGACATTGCTTATGGTATTGTTGTTGGCATCATGTTTACTGGTGTCGGTGATACCGTTAACACCCCTCCGGTCAATGACCTGAATACCCCTGTGTATCGTCGTGCATCTACAGATCGCTATCTGATGGTGTGTACCGATCCTAACATCGTATATGAAGCTCAGTATCTGACCACTTCTGTTGCTGCTGCTACCATCACCGCAAACGTTGGTTTGAACGGTTCTTGGGATTTGACTGCTGGTTCTACCTCCACAGGTAGCTCGGGTATGTCCATTGCTGCTCTGTCTGCAACTACGGCTACTCTTCCTCTGAAGGTCGTTGGTTTCCCCAACCGTCCTGATAACAACCCCGGCGATACCTACTTCTCCTACTATGTCAAGCTGAATAACACAGCCTTCGGCACTGGTACTGGTCAAGCTGGCGTTTAATTTTTAAAGGAATAGAATATGTCCGTAATCAATAGTGGCTCATTTGCCAAGGCCCTTTGGCCCGGTGTCAACGCATGGTATGGCCGTGCCTATGAAGCCTATCCCGAAGAGTACACAAAGCTCTTCACAAAACAAACCTCTACCAAGGCGTTTGAAGAAGATGTAGGTATCTCTTCGTTTGGTCTGGCTGTGCAGAAGTCTGAAGGTGCTCCGATCTCTTATGACTCGGAACGTCAAGGTTTCATCACTCGCTACCAACACATGGTGTATGCACTCGGCTTCATCATCACCCGTGAAATCATGGAAGATGATCAGTACGACGTCATTGGTAAGCGTAAAGCTGAAGGTCTTGCCTTCTCTATGCGTCAAACCAAGGAAGTCTTGGGCGCTAACATCTACAACCGTGCTTTCAATACCTCTTTTGTCGGTGGCGATGGTAAGGCTCTGATTGCTGCCGATCACCCGAACATCAAGGGTGGTACTTGGTCCAACCAGATTGCTACCGCCTCTGACTTGTCGGAAGCTTCGCTGGAACAAGCCTGCATTGATATTGCTGGCTTCACCAATGATGCTGGTCTGCTGATCGCTGTGCGCCCTGAAAAGCTCATCATCCCGCGTCAACTGATCTTTGAAGCAAAGCGTATCCTCGGCACTGATGGCCGTGTTGGTACTGATAACAACGACCTGAATGCCATCAAAACGATGGGTTCCATTCCTTCCGTTGTTACCAACCACTTCCTGACCGATACCGATGCTTGGTTCATTGGTACTAACGTGCAGAATGGTATGAAGTATATGGAGCGTCGTGGTGATAGCTTCGATATGGATAATGACTGGGATACCGAGAACGCTAAGTTCAAGGCTACCGCTCGTTACTCGTTCGGATGGACTGATCCTCGCGCCCTGTACGGCTCTGCTGGAGCATAACAATGGCAGCTACCTCCTTTGTCTCTTTGAGTTACCCGAAACCTCGGGAAAGCCAAGAAAAGGTGGTTAAGATTGTCCGTACTGATACAACGTCCTTTGTGGGAGCTTGGCTCCCCAAGGATGCTGTTATCATGGGAATGTACGTTATTGGACAGGCTGCTAGCGATGCTGGTACTTCTGCTTCCATTAACGTAGGTTCTACGGCAACTGCCACTGAGTTTATCTCTGCGTTTGATGTAAAAACTGCTGCTACTGGTGAGGGTTATAGCCCCGCTGGTGCTGCCGCAGTTGGTACAGCCTTCATGGAGAAACTCACAACCGATGTACCTGTGTATGCTAAGTATGTGGAGGCTGGTACAGCTTCCACTGTTGGTGGACCGTGGTATGTTAAAATTGAGTATGCTGTTGTTGGTGGTGGAGAAACTGTCCAACTGTAACTTTAAAAAAGGGGGCTTTGTTGTCCCCTTTTTTTTCTAAGGAATTTCTAATGCGACCAAAGAAAGTCACAGTCACTGGAGTAGGTACTTCTAACTGGCTTCCTGTTGACTACAAACAAGACCCCATGAATCTCAGCACAGGTTGTGTTCTGGTTTCTGGAACCGCCACATACTCAGTGGAATACACCTACGATGATGTATTTGATTCTGCTGTGACTCCTGTTGCGTTTGCCCTTGCAGCTATCACTGCTGCAACAACCAGTAAGGATGGGGTGATTAATCAACCAGTCCGAGCTATTCGTCTTAACGTGACTGGTGGTACATCCCCAGTTGTTTCAATGTCTATGATCCAAGGACTGCGGTAATGCACTTCGATGAATTTCTAAAGGTTCTGGACCTACTGCAAAATCCAGATAAGTACGCTGCACAAATTGCAGAACTTACAGAACGAGAAGAAAGCATTAAGCTTTCCATTGAGCATTTGAATGCTCGTATTGATGCAGCTATCACTCAAGAACAAGCTGATGCTTTTCTAACTGAGTCTGCTGATGTTCTTGCTAAGGCTAAGGTAACTGCACAAGATACCATTGCTAAAGCACAAGCTTCGTTTGATAAACGTCTTGCTGATTTGCAAGTACGTGAAACCGCTGCTGATCAAGCTATGCAAACCTTCCAGAATTCTAAGATTCAATGGGCTGCTCGTAAAGCAGAACACATTGCTAAAGAGAATGAACTGCTGAATGGTCGTAAACAATTGGATGCTGATCTGGAAGACCTGCGATCTAAGCAAGCTGAAGTTGATGCTCGTTTGAACAAACTACGTCAGGCAATGGGCTAACATGGCTTTCTCACATCTTCCGGCCCATTTGGGTCAAAACTTAGCCCAACGGATAGATGACCAGACTTCTGTGATTTACATTGGGAGTGCTCCCATGAAGAGTTTACCTTCTGATCCAATCTGGGCCATCAAAGCCTTGAATGTCTCAGGAGGTCTAATCACCGTGCTATGGGCGAATGGCAACGATTTGAATATAAACATATGGGATAACAGAGCAAGTCTCTCTTACTCTTAAGGATAAATAATGGCAGCATATACTAAAGTCGCAGGTGCGATTGACTTCTTGGTCGAAGGCATTAACGCTGGTACAGACCAGTGGGCCTTTGCCCTTACTAACACTGTTCCGGGTGGTACCGCTTTTGTAAGTGGTACAACTGACTTGGCTACCTCTGGTGGTTACACCGCAGGTGGTACTAACGTCACTACGACTAGCTCTAGTGAATCGGCAGGAACTTATAAACTGGTGCTTCCTGTACCAGCAACATGGACAGCATCTGGTGGTGGTTTCACATTCCGCTATGTTATCCTTGTGGACAAAACAACTAACATTAACGTCGGTTACTGGGACAATGGGTCTTCCATTGTGATGAATGGTACTAACGGTGATACCTTTGTGTTCACACCAGATACCACCAACGGCGTCTTCTCGATTACTTAAACTATGCCAGCACTAACCCTTAGAAACGTTAAGGGCAGTGAGTTGACATTCACGGAAGTGGATAACAACTTTACTGCTTTGAATACTACTGTAGTTGTGGGAGTTACTGCTGCAGGTACTACCCAAGGAACAGCTACAGCATTAACCAGTACCATTTCCTCAGTAGACACGGTTGCTTCAGGAACTGGTGTTATACTTCCAGCAGCCTTGGCTGGATACACTATCACAGTGACAAACCACGGGGTTAATACCCTACTGTTGTATCCAGCTACTGGTGAGACGGTTGAGGGCTTGGCTGTTAACACAGCAATGCCAATGCTACCGGGAACATGTTATAGAGCTGCTTGTGCTACAGCAGGCGCATGGGTAGGAGTAGATGCTAACATTTGGCATGACGAGGTTAACTCCTTTGCTATGCCTGTTGCTACTGCTAATCCCACAGCGCCACCCAATGACTCCCTATTGTTTTACGCCAGAAAGATAAGTGGGCGAGTTATGCCTAAGTGGATGCCTCCTAGCGGGGTTGATACTTTCCTCCAGCCAGCCTTATTTGGTAATAACATTGTTATGTACATGCCTAATACTGGAACTACTGCTGGTTTGAATATTGGTACACCTTGGGCCGTGGGCACAACAGTATCCCATCCAACACCGTCTTCAACTGCTCCAACAACATTTAATAGCTTGAAACGAACAAGGTCTGCTAACGTAGTCACTACCACCAACCAAGTGTTGGGTGTTAGCTCTATTGTTACTGGTGCTGCTCAGTTCTGGCGCGGTAATGCTGCTGGGCAAGGTGGATTCTTCTTCTTCAGTCGGTTCTCCATTGATTTGTGGCCTGCTGCAACAGTTCGTTTGTTTGTTGGTCTTCACTCTGGAACCACTGCCGTAGTAGCCTCAGATACCTACCCAGCTATTAGTATGTGTGGGCTATCTCACATCACGACGGATGCTGATACTGTACTTAAGTTTGTAACTAAAGACGGTACAACAGCAACAAGCGACACTATCACTTTGAATAGTGCTCTAGCCGCAAGTCAGGTATTTGATTTCTTTATGTTTATGAAGCCTAATGACTCAACTATTTACTATCGTTTAGATGATTTAGTGGTTGGTAACACACTGGTAGATACAAGTAAAACAACCAATCTTCCTGCTACGACGACCTTCATGGGGCCATCTGTAACAATGTCTAACGGGACAGCAAACATCACAGCAGCAACCACAGCAATCGGTGTAAATCGTATTTACGTTGAGAGTGACCACTAAGGAAAGTTCATGGCCTATCGCAATAGTATTTCGACCCAAGGTGCCAGTAATACTACAGCCTCCTGCCTAGCTCCCTCGGGCACAGTTGCTGGTGATAGGTTAGTAGCTGTATTCACATATGACCAGTCCAGCGCGATAGCGCTGACAGCGACGGGATGGACACAGCTTAGTCAGCAGCTAATCACTACCTTAGACGGGCAGTTGATTACGTTGTTTGAACGGGTTGCCACTGGTAGTGATACACTATCCCTGTCGTATTCAGGTAGTAGTGGTAGTATGAACTGGACCATTCAGATGGTCGCTTTGTCTGGACGCCACGCTACTGATGCATCTACCTTTGCGTGGACCGCTGGCCCAGACTTACCAGCTTCTCCTGCTACTCTAGCATACACCGGGCTGACAGTAACAGCTAATGCAGACTTGATCTTGTTTGATGCGTTGGATACTAACTTCAACTCATCGACATTCACGTTTTCTACACCAGCTAGTTGGGATGCTGTAAGACAAACGGCTACACCAACAACGTGGTCCTATCTGTCTACGGCCACAAGAGATAATGTATCTGCTGGTGCTACTGGGACAATATCCCAGACTGCTACTAGAACAGTGGGTTCTGACGGCTTCTCAATGAATGGGTTTGTCGTCAACGTTCCTGCTGGCCCTACAGCAGACGTTGGCTTGTATGTGTCAGTTGGATACTGGACTGCTGGTTATGCTTCCAATGAAACGGGTGGTGGTGCAGTTAACTACACCTTGTCAGGTGTTACAGGAACCTATTCCCTTACAGGGAACGCAGGAACTCCTAGAGTTGGTCGCCTGCTGTCAGGAACTAAGGGTACGCTTACTCAAACGGGTAATGTAGGTGTTCTAGCCCTTACCAGACGGCTTTCAGGAGCTACTGGTACCTATACCCTCACTGGCAACGCTGCGACGCTTAAACGGGCTTCTACGCTGTCTGGTACGGCTGGTTCGTACTCTCTAACAGGTAACGCTGGTACACTAACATACACTCCCGGAGCATCTGGTGTAAAC